ATTAATATTAATTATAAGAGGTGTTACAGATTTACACCCCTGATTTGTTGTAAAATCTTTTCTTACAATATTTATATATCCAATTGGAGCTCTGCTAGAATAAACGATTGAATTTTTTGAAATTAGCTTAGCTGAGGATTTTTGTAAACCTAACTTGGTAATTAATTTTGATGAGGTTTTAAAAAATTTTTGATTTTGTTGCTTTCCCATGTCTGCGGGTGTAATCCATAAGATTTCACCTCCATAATACAATGGTTCAGAAGACTTGGGAGTGCCTCCAGATGTAATTGTCCCAATACTTCTTATCCTCACCCACTCCCAATTCTCAGGAATATCATAAGGAACATCAATTTCTTGAACACTTCCATCAGCGAACTTCTCATAATGTTTCTTATGTGCTTCAAATATATAAAAAGGCGTAAAAATACGCCTATAGATAATGGAGTTGAAATAGATTTATCGTTGATGAGATTGTAGATAGTTTAATTTTTTACTCCCAAACGAACATTCAAAACCTCCACCTTTTCTGCCTGTAGTTGTTAATCATAAAATTCAATATCTTCAGGTTTTTTCGTTTGGCAACCTCAGCATAAATATTCTTCTGCTCGTTCAGATTTAAGAAATAACAAGTATAAACAAAATGGTCTTTATCTTCATTTATCTGGATAATCGCTTCAAATATATCTTTCAAAAAAATATTTACAGATGTGTAATTTTGAAGCTTGCAAAAGTTAGTGAGCTTATAGATTTCGATTTGAGGCAGTTTGTTTTCTTACCCGATATTATTTTCGAAATTATATTTCTACATAATAGCTTCTTTAATTTTATTGTTCACGTCTGATGACAACTCTAAGTCACAAAAGGGTCAAGAGGAGTTTTTGAAAAAATAAATAGCGACCAAAATCGCTATTTATGAGTTATAGGTATTTAATACTTTGGGGCTACCGGATGACTGCTTGCCTAATTTAGAGCTTTTATTTGCACAAAATTGTTCAAAGTGGTAAAATATATCAACATAAGCAGAAATAACTCTTTAGAATTATTCCAGCTTGTTAAAGTGTAGATGAGGTTATTTCCTCATTTCTATGCTCTCATTATATCAAACATTAGCAGTTTTGTCAAGACTATTTTTGTAAAATAGTCTTTTAACCTTTATATTTAGCCCAGACATCACCTAAAACACCATCAAGCCCATGAAGATATCGCTGAGTAACAGCTGGGTCTCCGTGCCTCATCAATTTTTGAATTTCTTCAATCCTTGCACCTTTTTTCTGCAAATCGGTAGCGAAAGAATGACGAAGTTCATGAATCTGAAAGTTAGGGTATCCTATTTTAGATAATTCACGTTTTAATCGCTCCGTCATGACAGAAGCGCAAGATTCCGCTCTACATTCTTCACGTCTTTTTAACAAGTATATTTCTCCTGACTCATTAGTTTTTGAAAATTCTTCAATTAATTTTTTAGTTCTATTTGAAAAATAAACAAATCCAAGTTTTCGACCTTTACCAATAGTTTTAATTTGATTTCCTACGATGTCAGAGAATTTAATATTCACTATCTCAATTCGGCGAAGTCCAGTATCAAAAGCGAGCGAAATTATCATTTTAGTTTGTAATCTTTTGCACCTATTAATCATGTCATCTATTTCTGAACTATTATAGAATTTACGATTAACTGGCTCGGGCTTTGGGTTAACCACATATGGAAAACGAATTTTAGTGCCACCCTGTGTATTATGAACCCATTTAAGAAAAGCCATTATCTGAATTTTCTCAGACCTCAAAGCGTTTACTGATATTTTTGAAAAGCCCTTATCTCCAGAAAGACGACAGCGCACCCATTCGTTAACTTCATTTTCCGTAATCTCTTTAATATCATGAATGTTCATTTTTTCAATAAAACTCCAGCAATATGAACGCTTACTCCTAATGGTTGCTTCGGTAAAATTAGCAATAAATTGACACCATTCGATATATTGATAAACCTGTTTTTCGGCAGGCGAGTAATCTTCAAACATGAATATAAATCTCCTTTATATAAAAATAAATAAAATTAAACCAACATTTATATAAACCATTTCGGCTTATTTTTTTATTAAAATTTTATGAAATCATCTCATTGCAGACTCCATTTCTGAAATAACACAAGCAATTTATTTGACATTGTAATTTGAATATTTTTTACTATTTTACAATAAAAAGATAATATGTTGTAATATTTTCAACAAAGCGCAAGAAAGAAAGGGTTAGAAACCCAAATTTCAATAAAAAATAGATTTAAATTACAATAGTGAGCTATGAGCTAATTTAGCATTTTTAAGTTCCAGATATCTTTCGCGTAAAGAAATATTCGCACCTTTCTGAGATTTACTAATTCTAGCTAGCTGTTTCTTCTCAAAACGAATTTTTACAAGCAAAGATTTAGCACGATTAATAATACTACGTAAAATTTCAAGTGATTTATTTATATTTTTAGAACTCCAAATATGAGCAAAATATTTACTCGCGCCATTTTTAATTTTCTTGGCAAGTTCAATACTCTTTGCAAATTCCTCAGGGAATCGTTTCTGTCTATTCCGAAACATCGGCAAATAGCGTTCATCGTCAATAAATTGACAAGCCTCACCAAGCCGTTCTTTCATTGTATTTTTCCTTTTTTCATCAAGTTTAAAAATCATAGATATCTCCATTTTATTATTGAGACAAAACAAAAAGCCCCAATATTAAACTAATAAAATTGAGACTTTTGTTGGGGTTTTTATGATTTTTCAAAATTAAATCCTTCTCATTATAACAAACAACTTGAATTTTGTCAATATTTAGCTTTTCGAAAATTGCTAAAAGTAGCAAAAAATAGTATAATAAAGTTACAAACCATTTGCGGATACTGATAATTCAGTGTCCGCTTTTTTGGTGGGAAAAAATAAATTTAACTGGAGATTCTATGATAAAAAATATCCCAATAACAGAACTAGAGAACATCGCAACAACAAGAATATTAAGCACAAGAGCGATTGGAGCTGAAATTTTTGAGCGAGAAAAGCTTATTAAGCAAGCGCTATTTGCAGCAAACGATATTTTAAAGGAATGTGGATTAAATTCTGAGCTTTGGTTTCGGGAGCGGAGGAATAAGGTTTTTCTATTTAATGAAGCGAACCGTCGGATTTTAGCTGAACTTCAAATTGATGGTGAATATTCTTCGAATAATAGCATAATTCGGAAGCCGAAAATTATTCTTCTTGGGAATCGAGGTTTTTTGAAAGAAAAAACGATCGGTGATTTAATTGCTAACAATCTTCATTATGAACGTTCAACCAATAGAAGTAGGAGAAAAATTGAAAAATAATTAGAAGGAGGAGATACGTGGCAACAACCAAAAAGAAAACTGAGCCAAAAAAAGACTATGTTGTCGGTAGAGGAAAACCGCCACTGAACCGCAGATTCGGACAGCCAGAAGGAAATATTCCTAATAATCGCGGAAGATGGAAACCAGAAGATAGCATTTCTTATCAATATCACTATTTTTTGAGTTTAACCGTGAAGGAATTTAACCAATGGGCAATCGATCACCCAGATGATCAGCGAACTATGGCTCAAGAAGTAGCGTTTAGGCGAGTCTATGATGCGAGAAATAGTGAAAAGGCTGGACTCTATAATACTATTGAAATTACAGACCGAACCGAGGGAAAGGCAAAACAAGGAATTCAAATGGAAGTGGAGCAAAAAACAAATCCACGACCATTCGAAGGTTTAACTGCAGCAGAAATTCGAAAGGCATTAAAAAATGAACAAAGCACTACTCGAAAATCCAGAAGTTCAAAGAGAGCTTAAGCTTGAGCTTGCGAGAATTGATTTATTTGAATTTTGCAAATTAATGCATCCGAATTTTTATAAGGAAGAACGCAAATACCTGAAAGATTTTTGTAAACAGATTCAAGAGTTTATTGAAAGCGATGAGCAAACGCTTGTAATCAATGCACCACCACGACACGGAAAATCATTGACTGCTCAAAATTTAACTGCTTGGTTATTTGGGAAGAATCCAAAAGCGAAAGTTATGACAGGTTCATATAACGATACGGTTTCTGGAATTTTTGCAAGGAATGTTCGAAATATGATTCAAACTGAAAAAGCGGGTTCGAATATTATTTATTCTGACATCTTCCCAGAAACTCGCGTAAAGTATGGCGAGGCGGCTGCTTCAATGTGGAGCTTAGAGGGATCAAGTGAGCCAAACTATCTTGCTACCAGCCCAAAGGGGACAGCAACAGGATTTGGTGCGAATTTTCTCATTATCGATGACGTTATCAAAAGCTCACAGGAGGCCTACAACGAACGTGTGCTCGATGAACATTGGGATTGGTTCAATAATACGATATTCTCGCGTGTTGAGAGTAATGATTGGAAAATAATCCTTGTGATGACACGCTGGGCAACGGGCGACCTTGCGGGGCGATTTATCGAAGAGTTTAAGCCACGGGTAATTGAGTATCGCGCTGTAACAAAAACCCCAAAAGGTAAACCGAAAATGCTATGCGATGATATTCTGAATTATGAGACTTTTAAGAAAAAGACTCGAGCGATGAATATGGATATTGTGGAGGCGAATTACAATCAGAAACCAATTGACGTTGCTGGTCGATTATTTAAGCCATTTATGGAGTGGGATGAACTGCCTGAGGGAATTGTTGAAAATATCACCGATACTGCTGATAAAGGTGCTGATTTCCTCGCTAGCGCGAATTACATTAAACACGGTCAAGATGTTTATATAACTGACATAACTTATACCGACAAACCGATGGAATTCACTGAAAAGGCCGTTGCTGAAATGTTAGATTCTGGTGATGTGAGCGTTGCTAGGATTGAAAGCAACAACGGCGGTCGCGGTTTTGCACGTAATGTGAAAAGGATTCTTGAAGAAAATGGAAATTCGAAAGTTGTTATCAAAACACCAACGCAAACCAAAAACAAGGAAAGTCGTATTCTATCATCGAGCGCGTGGCTACAGAATCATCTATTTATGCCGCCGAATTGGCAGAAGAAATGGCCAGAAGCTGCTAATGAAGTTCTGAGATATCAACGTAAAGGTAAAAACGCCCACGATGACATGTGTGATATTTTGGCCGGAATATTTGAACAATGCACTGCGCGAGCTGAGCCGATCATTATTACAAATTCAAATCGAGGATCGACAGGCACAAGCTCACTAATTTTCTAAAAAGGAGGAAATATGGAAAAATTTTATTGCTTACCAAAAAATACAGAAATAACAGGAAAATTGATAAAAAACCTAATCGAAAGCGACAAACGCAAGCAAGACCGAGCTAAATTTAAGATTCTTGCTGATTATTACGCAAATAAACCTGTAACATTACGTAAAACGCCAAATAAACTGCTTGCAATCACTAATTTTGCACGATATATCACTAAAATCAATGTTGGTTATTTACTCGGATCACCAGTTAATTATCTTTCGAGCGAAGACATAAACATTGAGAACTTGAATAATTCATATCGTAAACAAGCAATTTCAAATCTTGATGTCGAACTCGCAACACATGCAAGCATTTATGGCGTTGCTTATGAGCGAATTTACGCTAACGAAGAATCAGAAGTTCGAAGTGTGAAAATCGACCCGCGAAATATAATTTTAGTTCACGATACGACAGTTGAGCATAAAAAGATGTTCGCTATAGTTTATGAAGAAATTATCAATGCGCGCGGAAAAATCGAAAGAGATTCATACCAAATTACAATTTTAACGCCAGATTATACACAAGAAGGCACTTTGAAAGGCGGAACGCTTAATTTTGAAAGTGACCCAGAAACTGGCAAAGATATTAAAACTGATCATAACTTTGGCGAAGTGCCAATTGTTGAATATTTGAACGGTTCAGACCGAATGGGTGATTCAGAACCGGTATTACCATTGATTGATGCTTACAATATTCTTCAATCTGACCGTATAATCGACCGTGAACGACTAGTTGACGCACTGCTTGCGTTTTATGGCACAGATTTCACCCCAGAACAGCAAGCAATGCTTAAAGACAGCCGAATGGTTGCAAACATTCCGCAAGACGCCAAAATTGAGTATATCGTGAAATCTATTGATGAAGCCGATGCTGATGTTCTTCGAAAAACTATTGCAGCTGATATTCATAAAATCTCGATGACACCAGATATGAGCGATGAAAACTTTGCTGGAAATTCGAGCGGTGTGGCGATTCTCTATAAACTCCTTGACTTCGAACAACATATCAAAGACAAAGAGCGATATTTCGAACGAAGTTTGCTCGAACGATTCCGAATTTATAACACTTTTCTTGAAAAAGGTTCAAAGATGGCTAAAATTTCAACCGAAGATATTGATGTAATCTTCAAGAGAGCCCTACCACAAAACGATCTTGAAACCAGCCAGATTATCAATAACCTAAACGGACTTGTGGATCGCGAAACGCTTGTCAGTCAGCTATCATTCGTGCGAGATGCTAAAGAAACAGTGAATCTTGCGCTAAGCGAGAAAAACGAAGCAGATAATGCAATGAATAGTGCTGAAATTACAGATCAGAACGAAAAAGTAGAAGAATAGAACGGAAAATATATATAAAATATAGATACTTTATATAAAGACTATCTATATTTTATATATTTCGAAAGATTTTTATGAAAGATAGAGAAAAAAACGAGACTAGATCCGTAGACTATTGGCAAAACCGTGCCGCTGCCCGTTTCGAAAACCAAGAACAACAATCTTTGAGCTATATTCACCGCATAAAAAACGCTTATACTGATGCCGAAATTCGAACGATTCGTGAAATTAAGAAATTATATGCCAATTATTACCGCAACGACAAAACTTTCGATAAATTCGCGCTACAAGGCATTGAACCAAGCGGGAATATAGCAAGGTTTAAAGCTGAAATGGAACGACTCGGCTTGAATCAATATTTGCCGGAGAATTACGATTTCAGAATGACAAGATTAGAAATGCTCAATAATCAGATTTGGGCAGAACTAAAAAAAGCTGGAATTGAACAGAATAACCTTACAGCTAATTCGGTTATAAACACAATTAATAATTCGTATAATCAAGCTATTTTTGACACCGAAAAACAGTTTGGTTCACTTTTAACTTTTTCGAAATTAGATTCACAAACTGTGCAGGAAATTTTAAACTATAAAATTGAAGGAAAGCATTTTTCGAACCGTATCTGGACAAATACTGATATTTTAGCCGAGCAAATTAATTCAAAAATAGCTACAGCTGTAGCAATTGGGCAAAGTCCTGAAAAAACGATCCGTGAAGTTCGTGAACGCTTTGATGTTGGGCGATTTTATGCTGAACGGCTTGTTCGCACTGAATCTGCTTTTTACCATAATTCAGCAGAACTACGAGCCTACCAAGAGCTAGGAGTTGAAAAATACCGCATTATTGCCACATTAGACAACCGCACTAGCGATATCTGCCAACATAAAGACCATAAAGTTTTTAAAATCAGTGAAGCTAAACAAGGCGTGAACTTTCCGCCATTTCACCCACTTTGCCGAACAACGACAGCTGCATATTTTGGTGAAGAATTCGATCCAGAAACCCGAATTGCCAGAAACCCAAAAACGGGCGAGAATTACGAGACACCAAATATGAGTTATGAAAAATGGGCAAAAGTTAGTGGAATTTCGAAAGCCGAGCCGGATTCAGTGCCAAGTATTTCACCAGCAGATAATAAGATTGAAGTTAAAATTAAAAAACCACCAACTAAAAAAGTTAATAATTCTGATATTAAGAGCTTAAAACTTGAAGATTCGCTCAATGAAGCATTGAAAACTGATGATATTAGAGAAAAGGTCGTCAGAAAACTAAACGCAATGCCGGAAACTCATCGTTCTATTTGGGCTAAATTTTCGAGCGAACTATCTTTTAAAGATTCACCGCTTGGGAATGATAATTTTAGTGTGCTTGGAAATAAGATAAGTGTTCGTATAGCTGGTATATTCGATGGTTCAACTGGAAATCCAAGAGATATAAGAAAACCATTTGAGGTTTTTCTACACGAATATGGTCACGGTTTCGATCACCGAGCAGGGCGTGGCTCATTTTATGGAGCTACTGGTAAGTTTGAACTTTCTAATGGTAAAACTCTTGGTGAAACCGTTTTTGATGAAGCAAATAGGTATCTAAAAACTAAAGAAGGAAGAAATTTGGCCTATAGACGACACAATTTGTCTGTTGAACTTAAAAACGAACTTGAAAATGGTTATTCAAAAAATGATCTAGCAAGTATTTTTGATTTATACGGTGGTGCTGCGTTCAGTAACGGGTTAAGAGTCTTCGGAATGGGTCACGAACAGAAATATTGGGATGGCAGAAAAACGATAAGAGGTGTAAAATTAAGTAAGGAGCAAATTGAAAATCATAAAAAGCGTTTTCTCGGTTCAGAAGCTTTTGCCGAAATGTTTTCAGCAACTGCTCGAGATGACAAAAAGGAAATTGAGCTTTATGAAAAATATTTGCCGGAAAGCTTTAGTATGTTTAACGAATTATTAGAAAGGATTTCAAAACTATAATGAAAACAAAATATGAATTTACCCACGAAGACACAGTTGGAGTTTATGGTTTGTGGTATAGCGACGAAGTCTTAGATGAATATGCGCGAAAATTTAAAATATTTGACGATCTCGGAGAGCCTGCTTTTCTAGTGATTGGTGGAGATGAGCAGCACATCAAAGATTGCATTGAAGCCGCCCGTAAATCAATCGAGAACGGTAAACCATTTTTCTATAACGCCCCAGAATATATTCAAAAACGAATGATTGAAGAACGGGAAAATCTTGAAAACAATGTCCGTTATTAAAAATATTGCATAAGAATAAACATTATGCTATAATATTGCCAGAACCATTTGCGACTTTTAGCATCAAGCTGAGAGTCGTTTTTCTTTTTGTAAAAACGCAGTAAGCCCAAGCCAAAAGTCGCGCTTGGGGCGGAATATCAAGCTGAGAAGCGTAAAATCGAAAGGAGAATATGGAAAACAATCCTAATTCAACAGAACCTGCTGGCGAAAACGGTGTAGTCCAGAATCAACAGGGTGATGAACCGAAAACTTTCACGCAAGATGAAGTGAATGAAATCATGTCGAAGCGCTTGAACGAAAAAAGTGCTAAAGATGAGGCTAAATTCGAGAAGCGGCTTGCCGAAGCCCAGAAAGAATGGGAACGAAAGGCAAAGCTTAGCGATGAAGAGCGTGCTGCGGAAGCTCAAAAAGCGAAAATCAGCGAGCTCGAAGAACGCGAAAGAAAAATCACAATGCGAGAACGCAGGACTGAAGCCGCTGAAAAACTTGCTGCGAAAGAAATTCCATCAGAATTCGTGAATTATGTTGTCGATGCCGACGCAGAAAAAATGAATTCAAACATCGAAGGGCTTTCGAAAGTTTGGAATTCCGCTCTTGAAAAAGGCGTGAAAGCTAAACTTGCTGGAAAAACTCCCGAAGATGTTGGTGGAAACAATTCACAAGGAACGACATCAAATTACGCGCAAAGCAATGGTGTAAGTTCGTTCTAATCAGACTCAAGAAAAGAAAGGGATCTTATGGCAGTAGATGCACATAATATCTATTCCGACAATGCCACAACAAAGGCAAAATTGGCTGAAATTAAAGGCCAAATCATCGAAGCTGTTATAAAAGGAACAGTTTCAACTAAAATTAAAAATACTTTTGGAATTGGAAACCCAAGCGCTGGATCAGTAACTTACGATCGCTTGAAAAACGCTGTTTCGAAAGATTGCGGCATAGCGCAGGGCGCAGAAAAAGCGAATCTATAAATAAGCTTAACCATCAATAAATAAACACTCTACAAAAGGGTGTTTATTTTTTACCTTGACAGAACATTCAGGGGGGGGGGTATAATAAAAATATGAAAAAACATAAACATTATCAAGGATTTACAATCATTGAAGTTGTATTAGTTTTAGCAATTGCTGGACTAATCTTTTTAATGGTATTTTTAGGATTACCAGCACTTCAACGATCACAAAGGGATACGCAGCGAAAGAATGATATGGCGCGGTTGAAGGCGGCTTATCAGCAGTATCGAGCAAATAATAAAGGGAGAAGACTTGGAAGTGTCTATAACGGAGAATATATGGCAAAACTCCCAAACTGGGAGAAATTTTTAAACGAATATCTTCGAAAAGACGGCGATATTTTCAGGGATCCCTCTGGTGAAGATTACTTCCTACAGGCAGGTTTATGGAATTTTGTACGAGGAGATGAACCTGGAACTGGTGTTATAACTTTCAACGACCGTATGGCCTGTGATTA